TAATGTGAGTAATCACTAACACTATATGCTCATTTTCCCCTATATGTTTATTACTATATACACTTATATCTATATATTGGTACACATATATAAGTTATTACCATATATATATTTTAATCATATACATATTATCGTCATATAGATATTATTCTAATATCTATATTCCTTACCATATACATATTATTACCATATATATTCTTTTAGTATAGTATCTTTTTACTATATGTTAAAACCTATATTTTAAGAATATGTATATTTTAAGAATATACATATTTTACTCATATACATATATTAGGGAAAGTACCTATAAAATATTTATACATTACCTATTGACATCATACATATAACACCATAACATTAGATACAAGTGCAATACCTAGCACTTATTGATTACCTAACCTAATGGGGGATTTATGAAAACAAATAGCAATATCGCTCAGGAAATAACTGATTCAATCATTCAGCAATTAGAGCAAGGCACGGCGCCATGGGTAAAACCATGGTCAAGCGTTGACGTAAGCGCTCCACACAATCCCGCTTCTGGTACTTATTACCGTGGCGCTAACTTCTTTTGGCTTACCATGCTTGAAAGTATTGGTACTTTTGGGACGTCCAATAAATGGCTCACGTATAAGCAAGCGCAAACCATGGGAGCGCAAGTAACCTCACGGGCTAAGGGTAAAGGCGTACAAGTGATTTTCTACAAGCCATTGACGATTCAAGGCGCTCTAAATCCTGAAACTATGCAACACGATAGCAAAGTTATACCAATGCTCAAAACGTACACGGTTTTTAATGCTGATTTTATTGACGGTTTGCCCGTTGATGAGATTGAGCCAGCAGAATCTAAGCCAGAATTCCAAACATTGGAAGAATGTGAGCAATTCATAGCCAGCACGGGAGCCAGCATTAAGCATGGGGGAACCAGCGCTTTTTATGCTCCGGATTTGGATTTTATCCAATTACCAGCACGGGAAGACTTTAAAACCGTGCCGGATTACTATGCAACGGTATTGCATGAATTGAGCCATTGGACGGGTCATAAATCACGTATTGACCGGGATTTTAGTAAATCTAAGCGCTTTGGAGATAACGCTTATGCTTTCGAGGAATTAGTTGCAGAATTAGGGAGCGCCATGTTATGCGCTCATCTCAAGATTGACGGCAAGCTTCAGCACGCTAGTTATCTCAATTCATGGCTCAAGGTATTGAAAGCGGATAGCAAGGCAATTCTCAAGGCAAGCGCTGAAGCGCAAAAAATACTGGATTACTTGAATAAAGCCGATTTACAGCAAGAGCAAGAGCCGGAGCAATTAGCGGCGTAATGGTTTTACCGTGCCGGTACGGTTTACCGGCTTTTTATCTAAATTGGGGGTTTTATGAGTTACTTACCTGAAAACGTCATAAATCAAGCCGTTGATTTGATTATTAATACACGGGATTTTTGCGGTAATGAAATGCAAGCAATTCAAGATTTTTGCGCCGATGAAAGTATTAAGGATTGGCGCAAGGTTTATAGGATAGCTAATTTTCGGGCTAATGCTCAGTGGAATGAGTATAAAAAGCAAGCCGGCGTATCACCAAAATATTGTTTTTAATCTAATCAATCGGGGGATTGTATGAAAAAAGGTACTACTAGAATCGTCAAAAATGCGGGTTATAAGATAAACGTAAGGGATAGCGCCAATAACGCTACATTCACGTTATATCTACCGTATTCCAGCGCTAACGGGTTTTCTATTGGGAATATCCGTTTTAACTCAATGGGGGGCTATTTTGCCCCTAGTGAGCCATTACCAAAATCGTGGTACGTAAACCTTAACGCCTAAACGGGGAATATATGAAAACTTTTAGCGATATAAAGCGAAAACTTGTAACGGGTAACACTGTAACTATGCTCCGGCACGATTACGGCGCTTGTAACCTTATCGGGTTAGAGCGTAAAGTAATTAAACGGCAAACCAATGCCGTGCAATTTGAAGGGGGCTCATGGTTACGCCTTGACCGTCCCGCTTCTGAATACATTCCCACAAGTGAAAACACGTTTTTAGTGCATTTACAGGGGGATAAGTACATGGAATATAGGATTAATTGAGCCATGTATTTAATCAAGGCATTTATAGGGCTCTTAATCGGGGCTCTATTCATTTTATTTTGCTTAGGGCTAGGCTATGCCGTTGCAGAATTTTTGACGGCTCCTGACCCGTTTTATCACTAATTTGGGGGATATATGAAATTGACTAATCAAATTGAAGTAAAAGAATTTACGAGCGTTATTACTTTGACCTTTGGGGGAAATAACCATTGGGCTAAAAATGAGCGTGATTATAGGGATATGCTCAAAGCGCAATTTTTTGAAGAATACGGCATTAAATTGGACGATTCCGAGATAGTAATAGACGAAGCCTAACCAGCAAGCCGGTGGACTAATAACCCGCCGGTGAGCCCATTTTTAATTTATTGGGGGATATATGAAAAGTTTTAGAGTGTTTACTGATGAGCAAATTAAGGTATGGCAACGGGTAGGGCTAGTCATTCAAGCTGAATCCGAGCGGGAACTAGAGGAAATAATGAACGAGCCCGCTTTATTTGCTAAGGCTATGGCTGAGGGACGTATTGAATACAACGGTGAAGTATCCCCGTATTGGGAAACTGAGGAGCATACGGACTGGGACCATGAGAGATACGATTCAACGCTGATTAAGCTGAGAGCCGTAAATGAATGAATACCTAAATGAATACACAATCGAATTTGTGAACGCCTACGGCTTCCCTTGCTCGATTGTGGTTTTTAGTCATAATGAGGACGAAGCAATACAGGATTTTGTAGGTATTTACCCTAGTATAAAGGTAGATTCTATCCGATTAACACGCAGTAATTTCACTTATGGGAGATATGACCATGCCAAGAACCAACGCTAAGATGAAGGTAGTAGATGATGCACCAGCGAGTAAGCCCATTTACCTATTAGAGGGCGCATCATACATACCCGCTAGCCAAACCAATTTATGGCGCACGTGGGAACGTTTAGGGTGGACTCCGCCAACACGCCAGCAGAAGTATATTACCCGCCAGCGAGCCCATTATGGGATTGAGGTATGCCCGTTAGATATATCCATCACGAATAACTAGGGGGAACTATGAGGGGGTTAATTTTTAGTATTGCTTTACTAGCTAGCACTAACGCACTAGCTGAGTCGTGGGTATCTACCAATAAAGCGGGTGGCGAGATAACCCTAACCGATAGGGTATGCCGTCATCAAGGCAAGGATTATCCAAACCTAAGAGAAGCCTACTCATGGACGAGTAGCATAGTTATTGAGGGTTGCTGGACGCTACTTGATAACAATGTTCACGTCATTTGGTTTGAGCCTAATGGACGGCATGACAAGCGGGTTTATTCTCCTAACGGATTTGTCAAGAAAAGTGATTGACACACACTTAATAAACACCTAATATGTTTATAACCTAACTAACCTAATAGGGGGCTTTATGAAATTATGTATTGATTGCAAGTATCTATCCTTGCCAAGTGGGGATTCTGAAGAAGCGCCGGAACACGGCGTATGTATGCACCCAAATTCTGTAATTACTAATCCGGTCAATGGAGCCATGCGTAAGATGTTAGCAACAGACGCTAGGCAGTCCGTGTTTAGTGGTTGTGGATTAGAAGCTAGATTTTATGTGCCGTTGCACGATAACGGTGATGATGGCTGGCTCGATAAAGTGTTTCAAAAGGCAGTGCACGTTTAACTTAAATCAGGGGATTGATTATGAAAAGTACAGTAAAGACGGTAAAGGGTAGAGGTCGCCCATTGGGTAGTAAAAACAAGACCAAGACTATCTCATTGACTAGCTCATTGACAGCATTAGACCAGCTAGAGCGGGACCTAGAGCGTAAAGACCACACGCTTGAAATTATGCGAGATGAGATTAAAGAACTCGAAAAGCAAATTAAAGACCAAAAGGAAAAGAACGCCTTTTTAGAGCTGGATATTAGCCACCTAAAAGACATAATTAGACGATTGGTAGAACACCTATGATGTACATTGGACTATTACTATTTGCCCTTGTATTCCACTTACTAATCAAAATGATGGACTTTCCAAATGAGTGATGACTTTAGCCCTGAGAATAGGCGCTCTGCTTTATGGTCAGGTGATTCTCGCAAGATAGCCAATGGTCGTGCTACTGAGGTATATCTTGAAAAGATTGGCGAGAAGCCAATAGAGAACCTAGACCACGTTGAAGCAGTTCAATGGGGCAAGCGCTTACAAGATACGATAGGACGCTATGTAGGGCAGAAGCTAGGCATGGAACTAAAAGAAGCGGACTATGCCATGACGCACCCTAAAGAGCAATACATTAAATCACACTTTGACTTTATCTCAGCCAATGGCAAGGTATTGGTCGAGGTCAAGAACTATAACGCCAGCGTGCGTAATAAGTTTGGTGAGGACGGAACCGAGATGATACCTCCGGCAGATATGGCTCAATGCGTCCATGAAGCCACGGTACACGGCGTTGACCAAGTGGTTTTAGGGGTTTTATTTGGGGGGCAAGAGCTTTGCTGCTTTCC